CCTGACGGCCTGACTCTCATACCCGGCCCTGCCGAGGTACACAGGCATGGAAAACCAGGACGCGCCGGAATTGGCCTCATATTGAAAGAACGACTCAAAAGAGGCGTATTCAATTTCAGACATCTCCACGGTGAAAGAAAACTTTGTGACCTGGCGCGTGAACCTCCGGCGCGACCTGGCTGGACCTGAGTCAAACTCAGAGCGCAGCACGGGCTCGTTGGGGACCTTGTTCCAAGAGCCCCTCTCAGCAAGGTAGTTGATCTGGTTGGGCCACACGGGCAGTGTCATGTCTTGTTCCCCGCTGCTGGGTTGAGGCCGTAGCGGCGTTCAATCGCACGGTTGAGGTCGGTGCCCCCCCGGGAGATGTCCGATGCTGCCGCAGAGCGGGAGCGGTTGATGAACACGTCAACGATCCGGGAGCCGTCTGCGCCCTGGCGCTCCTCAACCTCTGCCTCGCCCTCGCCACCCATGACGTTGACTTGGACGTTCTGCTCAACCTTCTGTCCACCCTGGCGGTCAATCTCCCCGGGCCGGGTGACGCTCACGCGCTCCCCGGGCGAGGCCATGAAGTTGACCGGGGCGCTGTCCACGGCCCCAGCGTTCCCCGGTACGGTGAACCCGCCCGCAGTTGCGAAGCCCAGACCGGTCTGCCCAACGGTGCCGGTGCCGCCTGTGGCTGCCCCAAACATCCCAGCCCAGTCGATGCCCCCGAGGGCGTTGGCCAGCGGCCCCATGATCTGCTGCTGGAGCATCAGGCGCACGAGGTCCGCAATCATCCCGTCGATGAGGCTGCTGAAGTCCAGCTTGCCGGTCTTGACAAAGTCCACCAGGGCGTCGGTCATGCCGTCGAAGGCATTGGTGATCAGATCCTCAATCTGGGTGGCCGCGTCCTCTGCGTCCCGGGCAATCTTGAGGAATGCCCGCTCCATCCCGGACTCAAGGGTGGTCTGGGTGTCGAGGAACTCAATGCGCATGTCCCGGAAGGCTGTGTTGTACTCATCAGTGGTGATGGCCCCGGCGGCCATGAGGGCGTCAAGGGCTTTGAGGTTCTTCTGGTACTCCTTCAGCGGGCCGTCAATCTCCTCCAGGAGGTCCACCTGGCGCTGGAGGGCGTCCGGGAGGTTGGAGGAGCCGCTGCCGGAGCCACCAGGTGCGTCTGGGATGACCGGAGATGCAGGCCCCGCAGCGTCCAGCGCTCCGCCGCCCGTATTGGCAGCCCGGGCCTCGGCAATCTCCCGGGCACGTCCCATGATGGTGTTGACAAAGGTCCCGATGTAGTCCGTGTTCAGCGCCTCGCTGAAGGCTCCTGATGCGATGTCGCCCATCTGACCGAACACAGCGCCCACGTCGCCTGCGCCCTGTATCTTGAACTCATCCAGGCCCGTGGTGAAGTCGTCAGCCAGGCCGGCAAAAGGGTTGTCGAGCCCAACAAGCTCTGCTGCGGAGCCGATGAAGTCGAGGAGGTCCCCAACCGCCTTGACGATGCCAGAGACGCCCTTGTCCACGATGTCGATGAGGCCGTTGATGGCCGCAGCCCCGAGGGCTTTGAACGCCTCGGGCAGGAGGTTCCACACGCCCACAACGGTCTTGAAGGCTCCTGCCCACACGCCGATGTAGGCGTTGACGGCTGTCTTGACAAAGTCAATGATGGACCCGATGACGGTGGTGAACACGTCAAGGAGGTCCCCAACGTAGCCCCCCACGTTGTCAAACCCCGTCTCCCATGCCTCCTGGAACCAGTCGATGACCGGCTGGAGGAAGTCCACGATGAAGCTGAACACAGAGCGGAACACATCGCCCAGGGACACCACGCCGTCCGCCGTCACCTTGAGGCTGTCCCGGAAGATGAAGAGGGCCGCGACAATCGCGGCAATCGCTGCGACCACGAGGCCGATGGGGTTGGCCAACATCGCAGCGTTGAGTGCCCACATGCCCCCCTGCGCGACCTTCAGGGCAGCTCCGAAGGCGGCAGAGGTGACAGAGGTGGCCCCCAGAGCCCGCTCAAGAGCGATCATCTGGAAGACAGTGCCCGCAATGCTCGCAATGAGCCGTGCGGAGAAGGCCGCAAGCAGGGCAGCCCCGGCGACAAACGCCAGCCGGGCGATTGTCTCAAGGTGCTGCGACAGGAAAACCAGGCCCCGGGCCAGCAGGTCGGTGATGCCCAGCGTCTCGTTGAGCTGTCCGATGAACCGGAGGGCGGAGTTGCTGAGGACGGTGAACGCCTCGCCCACAGTGGGGGTGAGCTGGGCGAACTCCGCCGCAATCTCGGGGGCAGTCTGCTGAAGGGCATCCATGATCTTGTCGGAAGTCAGCGCCCCCTCCGCCCCGAGGTCCCGGAGCTGACCGATGGTGACACCCATGCCCTCGGCAATCGCCTGGGCGAGGCGGGGCATGTTCTCAAGGATGCTGATGAGCTCATCGCCCCGGAGCGCACCGGAGCCGATGGCCTGGCCGAACTGGCGCACCCCGGCCTCCGCCTCCATGGCGGTCCCGCCGGAGACACGGATGGCCTGATTGACCGTCTCGGTGATGTCCAGAAGCTCCTGCTGGGACAGCCCGAGGGCGTCCGCATTCCGGGCCACCCGGGAGTACAGGTCAACCGTGGCCTCATAGCTCGTGCGCGCCCTCTGCGCGCTCTGGTACAGCTCCTCATTGATACGGCTGAGGTTCTCCGCAGAGGAGGTGACCAGCTTGAGGCGGTTGGTCAGGAGGGTGTAGGTGTCTGCCTGGCGCAGTATCTCCCTTGCCCCGAAGGCAGCCCCGAGCCCAGCCAGGGCCGTCATCAGGAAGCGGACGCCCCGGGCAGCACCCATGGCACCCCCGCCGATGTCGTTGATGTTGCGGCGGACAACCCGGGATCCCCGCTCAGATACAATGATGTCAATGCGTTCAGTGGTCATCTCAGGAAGCGAGCCCCCTGGACCTGGCGCACGGCAGCCTGAATGGCCTTCTGGACAAACCCGGCGGGAGCCTGGCGGGAGGAGCCACTGTTCAGCGCGTTGATGTAGGGCAGGTTGTTGGAGATGGCGATGCCACTGTTGCGGTCCCCGTCATACCCGGCGATGACCGCCTGTCCCTGGGCGAGGGCTGAGGCGGAGTTTGCCCCTGCGGTGCTGCCGCTGGAGCCAGGGGCGTAGGCGTCAATGGCCTCCCGGGCGGGGGCGTCCATCTGGACAATCCAATTTGAGCGGGCACGGCCCTTGTCAACCGGAGTAGCCATGACAACAGCCTGGTCAGCGGCAAGCGCCGCCGCCCTGACTGTGCGGTCAGCCGCCTGGGCTATCTCAACGCCCAGGCGACCCATTCTGCGGTTGAACCGTTCCGGGCTTGCCACGTTGTTTCCCCATCCATTCCAGGTACTCATCATCAAGAGCCCTGATCATTGTCACCAGGTAGTCCCTGGCCTCGCCCTCAAACCCAAATTCCCTTCCCCATTCGTTGATCCGGTTCCACGGTATCGGCCCCGGTGCGCCATTCATCCCGATGTGGGGGCGCGTTGTGCTAAGCTCCCGGAACGCTTCAATGTAGAGGTCCAGCCCCGGGAGGAGCACGGGGGCGTTGAGGACAAAGTCCGGGGGAGGCGTTCCCCGCTTGTAGGACGCCTCCAGGACCCTCCGCTCACTCTGCCCGTGCTCCAGCTCATACCGCAGGACCCCTCTCAGTTTCCCGTGTCCAGCTCCTCATCGCCATCAAGGAACAAGCCCAGCTTCATCGACTGGTCCCGCACATCAATGTAGAGGTCCGGGAGGTCGGTGAACAGGGTCTTGCAGTTGTCCACGCTGAACTGGAAGGCCACGCCCTTGTAGGGCATGACGTTCTGGCCCAGGGGGCTGTCCCAGCCAAGCACGATACACTCCGCCCAGACATCGCGGGTGATCCGTTCTGCCAGGTCGTTGGACATCGTGTCGTTGGCCATCGCCCGGCGGTGCGGCTTCATGCGGTCCTCCATGATCTTCTTGAAGCGCTTGTTGGTCGCACCGGCCCGGGCGATCTTGATCCTGAAGTCCCCATAGTCGAGCCAGATGCCCTCCTGTTCCAGCTTGGAGCTGGTCTTGAAGAGGGCCTCTGGACCCTTCATGGACTTGATGTCCGGCTTGGTTTCAGTTGCTGCCATTGCGTCGTCTCCTTGTTACTCTGCTGCCGTTGGGAGATAGGTGAAGCTGACCGCCATCATGGAGTGGTGGAGCGTCGGGTGCTCTGCGCCCTCCATCGTGATAGGCAGCTTGATCTCAGTGTCCTTCTCCACCTGGGGCCGTCCGTCCCCGATGGAGATGAACGGAATGTCAAACACCCAGCCTGCGTTCTCCTTCACCATGGCGAAGTCCAGGCTGACGTCGTCGTTGTCCCGCACTGCCTGGATGGCCTCCACGCTCGTGAAGTAGGCGGTCACAGACCCTGCGGCCACAAAGTTCCCGGCGGTGACGTCAAACGCCCCAAGGGTCCCGATGGCCTTGGAGGGCGTCACGTTGTTGTTGATCGTCACCGTCAGCTCAGTGAGGTAGGTGAACAGCGTGGCTGCCGTGTCCTCGTTGAGCATGCGGAGCCGGGAGAAGTCGCTGGAGCTGTTGAACGCTTCCTGGTCAGGCACGTCTGGGCGGGAGCCGGTCTTGGCCCCGTCCGCAACAATGCGGTACTCAGCGTCAATGCCGATGAACCCGAGGTCCACCATGACCTTGTCCGCCGTGGTGACCTTGATCTCCATGGTGTTGGCGACGCAGCCCTTGATGTACTCAAACCCGGCTGAGCCCAGGCTGCGCTCCATCTGGTAGGAACGCTGCTTGATCAGGGCCGGGTCGCTCTCGTTTTTGATCGCATGTCCGATGAACAGCTGGATGGTCTTGCCGGTCCCAGCGTCCGTGACCATGGTCCCGGGCTGGCGGTCAAGCACGAGGCTCGTGGCCGCCACGGACAGGACGCGGGCGAAGCCGTTGTTGGCTGCGGTTGCAAACTGCGTGGCTGTGGCGTCACCGCCAATGAAAATCCACTCGCCCGGGATGACCCCGAGGTCAGTGAAGTCCAGGGTGGTGCTGGTGAGGCTCACAACGGTGCCGGTGACGTCAACCTCAACGTCAGCGGAGGACGCCTGGACGCCCACCTTGGTGACCTTGGCACCGGCGGGCGGGGACGCCTCTGCGGTGAGGCCGGACACGACAACAGTGGTTGCGGTGGAGCCGGTGGCGACCTTCAGGCCGTTGTTCGCAGGGGTGGAGAAGCCCTCAGCCCAGACAAGGTCGCCAGAGGCGAAGCTGGAGCCCAGGGGCGTCGTGACAGTGTAGGCCGTCCCGGTCACTGCCGTGGGTTCAGCGCTGGGCTTCTCCCGCCAGTCAGCGTACATGAAGCCCTGCATCATGTCATACAGGCTCTCTTGGACAAAGTCATTCTGGAAGCCAGCTGTGGCGTCCAGGTCCGTGACAACGCCCTTCTTGCGCTGGCGGGACGGGGTGATGGGTGCCCGGGCCGTAGTGCTGACCTGCGGGCCAAACTCGCCGTAGCTGTTGGGCTCCAGAGGATGCCAGACCGGGGAGCCCGGAAGGACCCCCAAAGTGCCCAGGACCTCCTCCGCATAGCGGAGGCCCGTGATGTTGCTGTCAATCTTGTTGGCCATCTCGTGCCTCCTTATTTGAGCTCATCATAGCTGAACTCTGCTGTGACGTTAAGCTGGAACCACGGGTCATCCGGTCCAACCTCCTGAATGCCCACCTGTCGGAACCAAACGCCCGAGGGGGAGCTGACGCCCTCAAAGGCGTCCCGGGCGATGACCGCAAGGGCCTCCGCCATTGTTACTGACTGTTCAACGCTCATGGGCGTGAACACCTGGACTGTGAGGACACCGGCCCGGGCGAAGCGCCGGTTGCCGGTGCTGCCGAATGTGCGCTGACCCCCGGCGGGGGGATTGTGGGAGATGTTCACCCGGGCCCAGGGCTCGTCAGAGCGGGGGCCGTTGTCCGGGTCCTCCTCTGTCGCGTCCCATATGACGCGGGGCGGGTCTGCTATGCCAGCAGCGGCAGAAGCCCCTGCGTTCCAGGCGTCCCGGAACAGGGTGAGCATCTCATCGCGTGCGTTGGGTGTGGTGGTTGCCATTAGTGGCGCACCTGCAGCTGGTGGAGCACCTGCTGTCCGTTGGGGTCAAGGGTCTGGACCTGGACGATGGCCCAGCCCTCGTCATCCGGCCCTGCGCCGTCGCGGTACAGGCGGTCACGCAGCCGGGGAGCCTCGCTGAGGCCCTCGCCCGGGATGAACACCAGCTTGTCCCCGGTCTGGATGTCGGTGCCGGGCATGTACTGCTCCCCGGCCCGGCCCATGTCCCCGAAGTTGAGGAACGCAGCCTGGATGGGGGTGTCATTGGTGGAGGGCTTGGAGCGCCTCCAGGGCTTGTCCGGGTCCTCCAGCGCGGCGTCCGTAAAGCGCCGGAGGACGGCTGGGCCCCCGAACTTCGCAATCAGCCTTGTGGCTGTCGCAATCGCGCTGTCATACTGCGCCATGTCAGGACCTCACTGCCGTGATGCCGGAGCGGATGAGCCCGGCGGAGATGAGGAGCCGGTCCACGGCTGGATACTCGGGGAAGGTGTAGCTGCCGCCTGCGGCGTACTCCACAGCATCCTTGAGGGGCCCAACCTCCTCCCGCTTGGAGAGGACGGTGCGGCCTGTGTCGTCCCGTGTAGGGTCGGACAGGAGGGACTGAGACAGTGCCCTCTGCGCCAGCTCTGCCACCGCCTGCTTGACGGCGCGGTGGATGCCTGTCACGAGGTATCCGCTGCGGTCATAGAGGTCCCGGCGGGGGTGCTCTGTGTCCTGGTCGCGGTTGCGGCGCTCTCCGGGGAACACCCACCGCTTGTCGAGGTAGTCCGTGGCCTTGATGATTGCCGCCTTGAGGGCGTCGTCAGACGTTCCGGGGGCGGACAGGTCCAGGCCCCGGTCAGCGTGGTACTCACGCACAAAGGTCAGGTCAGCGTAGGCGTTCGCCCCGCTGACCGTCCCGTCATCATCCTGGACCAAGAAGGCCATGTTGCGTTACTTCCCCTTGCCGCCCTTGCCCTTGGGCTTCTTTTTGCTGTAGCCCATCTCAGGACTGCTTTGTCTGTGCGGCAGGCTTGCGCGTGCCGGTGGAGGGGCGGGGGGACTGGGAGTTGCCCGCGTGGACGGTAGGCTTCACCGCGCCAATGTGCTGGTTGGCTCCCGGGGCTCCACGCTTGGCCCCCATCATCTTGCCGCTCTTCATCTTGTCTCTCCCTTCACTTGATTGTGATGTCTGAAACCCGGTCCACGATGATCGTGCGCTCGTAGTCCGGGTCGTCATACTCCTTGGTGCTGTCCCAGATGGTGACAATCACGCCGTTCTCAGCCCGCCGGATTGACAGGTTGCCCTCCTCGGGCAGGGTCACCTCAACCGCCTGGCGTCCACGCCCCGGCCCAACAGAGGAGCCGGTGGCCGTGGGGGCCTGCTTGCGGATGGTCTTACCCATTGCCACGTGCGGCCTCCCGGTCGAAGCCCGGTGCGGCGGCGTCCACCTGCGAGCGGGTCACGTCAGACCGGCCCATGGCTGCCTCAATCGCGGACATCTTGGGCTTGCCGTCTGCGGTCCAGGCCTCATCGTCCTCGGGGTCAAGCTGGCTCAGCGCTTTGGCAATGGGGCTCTGTCCGTCCCCTTCACCAGGGCGTCCTGGTTCCGCCGTCCCAAGCTCGGGCTCAGCATCGCTGACGCCTTCATCGGGGTCGGTGGGCTCGGGTGTCGGTTCACCAGCTCCGCCCGCATCGTTTTCGGCCCCGCCCGGGTCGCCATCCCCCGCTTTGGGTTCATCTGTGTCAGCTTCAGCAGCATCGTTGGCCTCCTTGAGGGCAGCGCGGGCATTGTCGAGCTCACGGCTGGGGTCGGGATATGCCTGCCAGCACCGCAGGAGGTACTTGCTCAGGTTCTCCACGTCCTTATCAGGACCCTCCAACTCAATGGAGCCGTCCTTGAACTCATAGTCAGTCCCGCCTGCCTTCAGGGTGACGGTCTGTCCGTCAAGGTCCCCCGCCAGGCTGAGACGCCTCTTTACAATTCCCATGCTGCCTTCTCCTTGTCAGTGCCGCCCTATCAGGCGATGGTTTCGGCCACGGTGGAGCCGGTGAAGTTTTTGCCGGGGGCGTCAGCCCGCTCAACGAGGTGGGCAACTACGGCCATGGTGTGTCTCCTGTTTCCTTATGGAAGCGCCCGCGCCTCCGGGGAGGGCGGGCGCTCAGTTAGAATAATGCCTGAGGGCACCGCCTTAGTTGGTGATACCGTCTGCGGCTGCCAGGCCCTTCTCGCTGAACAGGGCCAGGCCGGAGTACCACTTGATGCGCGTGATGCTCTCATCCTTGGTCTCGCTCTCGCCAACCGGGACCACCTGGATGCCTGCGGCAGCCTCGGCAGTCAGGCCAGCGATGCCGTGCA